CTGCATTTTCTGCCAGATCCTGCAGAACTCCGATCTGCGCATCCTCGTCAGCCCACATAACTTCCTGCGAGAACCGCATGGTAGTCTGGACTTTGATCGGGCTTACTGTTTTTGTGGTGTACGCGGTCGGGGTCGGCGCTTTGTTTGCGCCCTCTCCAACAACTTCCGCTTTCGGCGCGCTGGTCAGAACCATAACTGTCTGTTTGCCGAACTTCTGCGGCATTGCTCCGGACAGCTGTGCGATGGTAGAGCCTTTCTGCGCTTTTTTGAAAATTCCTTCGGACATTTCTGCCGGAAGGTTAAAATCTGTAGTGATTAAAGCTGGCATATGCTATTTCCTCCACTTTTATCTACCGAAGAACTCTTTCGCGAATTCCCGCATATAATCCGGGCTTCCGCCAGCCTTCGGTTTTACTTTTGTTTCTGTTTTTTTGATGCCGGGATACTCCGGTTTTGCGAATTTAAGAATCCCTTCCGCCTGCTGCTTACAAGCGTCCTCATCCTCTCCTGTCAGAAGTGCGGCCGGAACTCCGGTCTCTTCCGAAACTTTTGAGCGGATGCCGCGCAGTTTATCCGCGCGTTTTAGCTGATTCAGTTCGGCCTCGAGTTTTTCACTCTTTTCGGTGGCTTTCTGCAGTTCTGACTTTTCAGCCTCCTGCTGCTTGTCAAACTCTTCCGCCTTTGTTTTCAACTCCTCATAATCCGCGTACTTTTTAAATTCCCGCGCTAACCGTCCCTCCACGATGGAATCCACCTGTTCCTGTGTGAACGTTTTTGCATCCTGCTCTGCCCCTGCAGTCGGGTTGTTTTCGTTTGCTCCTGTTGCTTCTGTTGCCATTCTTTTTCCCTCCAACGAGTGCATTTTTATCCGCGTTTAAGGCACGCGTTGCCAATAAAAAAAGCAACTACCGTTAAGTAGTCGCTTCTTTCGCTTCTTTTCTCGCGGCATAGGCCGCCCGCTTTTGCGCGTTTATTTTGTCTTTGTTCTCCGCGTAATGTTCGCGACGCAAAATATTTATTAAATCGTTCGAGCTGGCCGAATTATCTTTGTAATTTTTCCCATAATATTTTCCAAGCAACGCAATCGGATCATATCCGGCAACGTCTAAATTCTTGTTGAACCTGATGCAAAAATTACAATCACAATTTGCGTGAATATGTTGTGCATGGTCTCCCTTGATCTGGCTGGAAGATGCCTGCTGCCACCCGCGGGATGCTAGCGTCAGGCAAAAAGCACAAGTATCGCCCGACGGGATCCATGCCCACATAGCATTGTCGCGCTTTGCATTTTTTATCATGGTGTCCGCGCCTGCCTGCTTTACCAGACGCTCCACGGCTCCGCCGACGTATTCCGGCAAGGATGAATTTTTCATGGCCCCGCCGATTGCGGATCCTGCTTCTGACAGAGTGGCCGTTGCGGCCGTTTCTGCCGCCGGAACCGTGACTTTTTGCAGCTTTGCGATTAGATCATACATTTCTGCCGCCAGTGCGGCTGATCCTTCGCCGTATTTTGTCGCAAGGGCGTATCCGTATTCAATCACGGCCTGCGCATCGTCAATTCCGTGCTTCTCGATGTATTCCACCATCTGCCCGGAAGCAGCCTTGTTGCACTTGCGCATCTTTTCTATGTATGACTGCCATAATGACTTAGAGATCTCCATCAGGTCACCACGCTTTCCGAGGCGTCGAGCTGTTTTATAATTTCTTTTTCTTCTTCCGAAAGCTCAAAAACTTCCGCTTTTTCTGCTGCCGCTTTTTCTGCTGCCGCTTTTGATGAAATCAAAAAACCACTGCCAAAAATTGCTTTTTTGCTTCTCTTTTGCGCGTCAAGCTGCCGGATAAAGCGCGCGCTTTTCCGCCCAATGGAGAAGGCTACTCCGTGATCCGAAAGCGTATTGATTTTAGCGGCTGTGACAACATTATCCGGATATTGATATTTTGGAAACTTCTTTTTTTGCTCTTCGGATATCTTCTCCTTTGCCTCGCTTATCCTTCTCTGCAGCTCCGGAGCTGTCCGGCATAATGTGTCTGGCTCTAAATTTGTACAAAATGCCGTTCTTACCTTTGCACCGTTTTCGTATTCTAATTTCCCTCCGGCAAAAACCGCTGTGTCTTCAATCGCGGCGGAAAATATCGTTAGCGCTGGAGCGAAAAGGAAATATTTTATTCCGTTTTCCAGATAAAACATTCTTATTTTTGCAAGAATTGAAAACGGCGGATTATCAACAACGATTTTCCCTGTGTAGTCTTCTTTTTCATAATCTCCGCCCGGCCAGAACGGACGTATAAAATTATTCCGGTCAAGCCCGTAGTGATCTGCCACATATCCGGCCACTGCCTCATAGATCAAATCAGGCGTATAGCAATCGTCTGTTGTCTTTTTTGGCTTGAACTTTTCAACAAATTCTTTGTAGCTTTCTTTTTTTGCCATCTATGCAATTTCCTCATTCAGCAGCGCGATTCCCCGCGTCCGCTGTTCCTGTGCTTTAATTCTCCTGATGTCCGCCTGGTCAAAACCTAGCATTTCAAGGAAGACATCTGTTTCTGAAAACCCTTCCCGCACCGACGCTATTTTTATTGCGGCGTCTGCCGTCACAGCAATTGACGGCATCGAAGGGTTCTTGAAGTGTGCAATAACGTTTTTGTTTTCTTCCGGCAGTGAATCCATGGATACGTTTATCATGTTTACCTCCTACTCTCGGATTGGTTCCTTTCCCCATGGCTTACACACTCAGCGTAATGCCTTCTATCACGGCACGCGCTTCCAGCACCGCCAGGTAATCCGTCATGGCACGGATCTGCAGATTGTACAGACCTCTAGGGCAGTTCGGCGTAAATGGAAGGGTTTCATAATCCCATTCTTCAAGCATTTTCTTCAGCTTCAAAAAACGGATTTTCAGCTGTTCGTATTCCGCTGCCATGCGTCTTGTGTAATCTGGGCTGCTCATGTCTTCAATGGTCTCTCTTAATTCTTTCATCTGTATTTCCTCTCTTTCAGCCAATCAATTCTGTTCCGATCCGCGTAAGCCGCTGTGCTGCAGTGACAATTCGGATGCATCGGTGGGGCGTTCTCCCCCGGAAGCATGTCCGATGTCTTAAAGTGCTGGCCATCCAGCGCCCGGCAGACGGGGCAGGCATCACCGAATCCACAGGTGATATAAGTGTATTCCGTAACCCCGGCGTTGTCATAGGATTGCATCTGTGCGTCTATCTGCACTCGGGCAAGCTCTGTACGCATTAAGCGCAGCGCCTGGTACTGTGAGACGTCCCAGGTCTTTCTAAGGTCCCTGGCCAGCACTGTCGGATGCTTGCCTTGGATCAGACCAATCTCTAACTGTTTGGCAAGATCTGCTTTTAGCAGCGTATGATTCTGCCAAATCCGTTCGGAAAAGGTGGCATTGTGGAAAGATGCATTTACAATACGTTTTGCAACCTTCGCCTCATCGCTGATACTTTCCCCGAGGATTCCGGCCTGACGCTGCAGTTCTTCCATCGTCCGCCCGGTCAGCTTCTCATCTAGGAATTGCTGCAGGTCTTCAGACTGCTGCACCAATTCCAATCCGATATTTGCTTTCAGAAGCTCTAGCCGGTTCACCTTCATAGTCAAGTTATACAGACGCATTTCCTCGTTGGCCTGCTTGGAAAAGTCCCGATTCTTTACATATCTCTTTGCCTTTGCCGCGTAGGCTTCCATATCCAGCTTATCTGCGCGTTTTTTCGCGTCAGCGATAGTGATTCCCTCTTTCGCCGCATAACGCGTGTAGAAGCTGTCTATTTCTTTTTGCACACGGTCCAGCGTCCGAAGATACATATCCTGTATTTCTTTTGCGTATGCATTTTCATCGGTTATGTACTTCTTTTTCGCTTCTGTCTCCCGCTTTCGCCAATACTCCAGACTGTTCATCTGCTTCACCTACCTGCTGCCTCTGCGCCCACAGATCCAACGTCTTACTCTGCGCAGACTCTGATTCCTCTTCCATCCGTTCAATCTCCTCTTTCGGGTCCTGAACGATGGAAAGCACAGATAACTGTGTTTCCTGACTGACAACCCCGGACAGCTGCGCCGCGGTCTGTGCCTCTTCCGCCAGGTTCTTCGGAAGATTCCGAGTCATTTTTATGTCAATCTCTTTCCAGGCATCCGGATCCGGTGTATTCGTGCCAAGGCTTGCCCAGATTTTATAGCGCTTCTTGATGCTTTTCGTGATCTTCCGGTCAAACGTCAGCGCAAGATTACTCATGGCCTGCAGCTTGTAGGCCAGCGCCGTTCCGGATGTGGCATTTCCAAAGGCTTCATCGGAAATGTTTGCCACCATGGAAGTCTGATAAATCAGATTTTCCAGCCGGTTCAATAAATTTTCCTGGGTGCCGTCGGCTGTAGGCTTCTGCAAAAACTGCACCAGGATGTCTTTTGCGTCATCGGTACCGTACAGGTTGATAATCCGGTTATCCCGGATCTTATACAGCCCATCATCATCAACTTCTGCGCCCAGAATAGCGAGATACGCTTCCGCGAAGGCGTCCACGTCGTTCGCCTTCTCGCCCAATGTATGGTTATAAGCTTCCACAAGCCCGGCTACGGCCTCATACAGCCCCATACGTTCGTCATTCAGGCGCCATTCCACACAGGGGATATATCCGTATGGGTTCGGGATCCGTTCGGTCTGCTTCCTGCCGTCAAACCGGATAATCTCTGCCCGGGTAAGGATCTCCCCATACAGCGCGCCCTGCTGTCTGCCATCAATACTGTGCCGGCCATACCGTACAGCGAACAGCGCCCGTTTTGACATGGTGTCATCATAAACAACAAACAGCTCTTTCGGCGTGCATTCCGTTACTCTGGTCTGCGCGCTTTCATCCTGGTAAATGTACTCCCATGCGTGGCCATAAATGCAGCACTTCGTGATTAGCTCCGCTTCATGGTCTGTCATGTCATTGGCATCGCAAAATGCCCGGATGGAGTCATTCACGGATTCATCCGGATGAGTCTCTTTAATCGGGATCCCGTAGCCGTATCCGGTAAATGTTTGTGTGATGTAGCGCGGAAAGTTGACCGCCAACCTGTTATCCGGCTTCCAGTCCTCTTTTTCCGGCTGCTTATAGACATCATGGAAGCCTTTGTACAGGGCTTCCATGTAATCGTAGCGTCTTGCTTTTTGTTCGTGTTTATCTACGAACGCTTCCGCCAGCGTTAAGCTAACCCCGTTTGCTACCTCCGCCGGATCACAGGTTAACGGTTCCGGCAGTAGATAGGGTCTTTTTGTTTTATGCATCAAATACCCCCTCGGAAGGTCTTAATCTTCACTTTATTCTTGTACAGAATTGTGTATACAAAATACCGCAAGGCATCGAGACAATGGTCTGATTCCTTCACCGGCCTGTCTTCGCCGCGGTCTGCCGCTTTTTCATCCCAGACATAGGATGCAAACTCCTCTATCGTGTGCTGGCAGCAGCCCGTGATTTTCAGATGCCCACCGTTTAGCCATGTGCTGACTACGCGGATGCCGTCCAATACGTCATTTTTTGCTTTCCGAACCTTGTATCCGCGCTTTTTAAGCTCTGCGATAAAACTGGCCGCCGAAGGATCCACAACTACTGCTTTCGGATGGACCCCGTCAAGCCACGCCTGCAGATCATCGGCATACTCGGTATCGGTCCGCTGTCTGCCTTCCTCCCGGCCGGAATAGTAGTACTCCCGGCAGCAGATCCAGTCCGCCCCATGCTTTTCCCACAGAAGGAATACGGTGGCATTTTGTGTACCATAGTCGCAGCTGACGTATCGGTATGGCGCCGCCGCGCCGGAAACCGATGAAATCACGTGTTTTGCTGCGTCAAACATGTCGTAGATCACGCCCTCCGCCATGCACCAAAGCCCTAGAATATAGCGCTTGTAGAACACACCGGAATACATGCCGCGGTATCGCTCTTTTACTCGCTCTGACAGGCTTAGGTTGTCGTCCATGGTGAAATGCAGGTACAGAAGCCGCTTTCTGTTTCGTTCATCAATCCAGTTCTTTTTGAACCAGTGAAACGGCCCCGCGGGGTTGCAATTAAACCAGAACTTTGACCCATCTACGGAACATCGGCCGGTTGCCTGATTGACAAAGGATTCCGGCATCAAGGCCACTTCGTCAAAAAACACACCTGCCAGCGTGATTCCCTGGATCAGATCCTGTGACCGTTCATCCTTGCCGCCGAAAATGTAAAAGTAATTTTCAACGCCATTTCTCTGTACAACCACAAGGTTATCCGCCCGATGGTCTGTCACGGCATACCCGCGGCTTTTTAGCATCAATTTCAGCCAAAACAGCACATTTCTGCGGAAAGACCCGATCGTCTTGCCACACATTCCGAAGTTCTCGTTATGGAAGTTCTCCATTGCCCACAGGATAAAGGAGAGCGACATGCAGACCGTCTTTCCGGACCGGATAGCCCCGTCGGCTATGATGCCGTCCATATCCTGCACCGGGGACGTTTCTGTCCACCAGTTTAGAATCATGCGCTGCTTTTTTGAGAACGGCTTGAAATGGAATACGGCTCTAGTCTTCTTCGGCATCGTTCCAGTCCTCCGCAGCGGATCCCTTTAGGGCTTCCAAGAATCCATCGTCTGCAGCCTCTTCCGGCGCTTCGGTCTTTGCCTTCGCTACGGCTGTATCGGCCTTTAGCTTCTCAATCCGTGCCCGCTGTTCTTCGGCATCCATCGCGGTATTCTTTTCAGTTCTGTCTCGCCATTCTTCCGGCTTGCGGTTCTTTAGCCAAAAAATCTGTGCCGTTACATTCCCTTGCAGTGCTTTTTTCAGCAGAGCGTTTTCTACTTTACGGTCTACCACATCCTTGCCCTGCTCCAGGGCTTTCGCAAAGGCGGGATATTTATTTTTCCAAACGTACAGCGACGTGGTACTAATTCCCATCTGATCCGCAAGCTGCTGATCCGTTAGTCCGTCCCTTGCCCATCCTTCTATTCGAAGCAGACCTTCCGGAGTGATCCAGCGCTTATACTTGCCCTGCTTTGCTTGCTTTGCCGTAGGCCCACCCCCTCAGTCATATAAAAAGCCGCCCGTGTCCTTGCACTGGACACAGACGGCCATTGTTGTCTTTTCGCGCCGGCCACCTCCAACCGGCGCGTATTCAAGAAAGGAAAGAAAATGAAACACGCTTGAGAATATCCTCAAGCAACTGTTTAGCAAACAAATCGAGGCGCGGCCGAAGGAGGTAAATCAAAATGAGGTACCAGACCTTGCGGCCCGCGTCAATTTCTACTCCTACACTATACAGCAGGTAAAGGTGGCATTCATAGGGCATTTCAAGAATTATCTAAAATTTTTTGAAATGCCTGCAGTGCCCATCCATGTAACCGCTTGATGTGATCATAGCTATATGGGCTCCCGTCTGCCCTTGTCATGATGCACGCAATTTCTTCCAGGCGTTTTACGCGATGCTGCTGCACGTCTGGGACATAATGCAGGTAAAGCAGCCGGATAAACCGCGGATCCGTCAGTTCGTGGATCTGATCGATAATCCGGTCACGCATGTAGGCATAATGATCCACCATCTCATTAATCCGCTGCTCCAGATCTACATACTTCGCCACCATACCGGCCATCTTGTCCCCGGACACCGACGTCTGCACCTTGTCCGGATCCGGCGCAATGGATCCGGTGCTTTCTGCCAACAACTTCAAGTTGTACGCCTCTTCCAGCTTCTGGTTAATTTTCACATCCAGCAGCTGCAGCTGTTTCAAATACTCCCGGCTATTCATGGCTCTGTACCTGCTTTTTTAATTCCGCAATTTCATTTTTCAGTTCCGCTGTTTCTTTCCCCTCTGCCCGGATCCGGTCAATGGCGATCCGCACAGCTTCGATATGGCCCGGGCTGTACGTCAGGATAGGGCTGGACAACTCGTCCAGCACCTCCTGCAGATTCCCGATCAATTCACTGTTATTCATGCTTTCCTCCTGTCATTTTTGCGCCACAAACAGGGCAATTGAGTGTTTCAGCGTTATTGATATAGTCCTTCAGTCTGTCAAGCTCAATTGACCGATGCCCCGCGGCATTTACAAAACTATCTGCGTACTCTCCGCTTGTCTGCTCTAAATGTTTTACTACTTCCAGTAAGTCATCTGCATCAATCGCTCTCATTTTCTTTCCTCCCTTCGGCAGCACATGCCGCATACCCGATCAGATCCACCAGGGAATCCCGCTTGTACTTCCCTGACATCAGCCTGGCGAGCTTGAAAAGCACCATCAACATGCAGACATCATAGCTGTCCAGTTCAACACCGATATAGTCGGTCCACAGCGCAGCGATGCAGGCAAAGTTATCTTCCGGCTCTCCGTACTGCTCATTCCTGTCTTCACAAATGATCTTTTTCGCATCTTCCAGAATTTTTTCTCTCTCAGTCATAAAAACCTCCTTGCGCCCCACATTACATATTCCACCATAAGCTTCTCAATGTTTGTGTCTTCGCTAAGCTTCTTACCTTCGGCGGATCGCTCACTAAACCAAACATATTCCGCCGAACCCTTGTTAAACATACAGTTGTACATAAACCGGTACACCGTCTGCGCTGCATCATAAGTATCGTAATAATTAGTCATCTTTTTCCTCCTTTGCAAATCAGTTTTTCTTCTTCCAGCTGGCGCATGTCTGGTTTGGTAAAGCTGATCACCGGCCGTGACCAGTCTTTATTCCGCCGAAGCTGCTGGAAGAAATGGACGCCGTGTCCATTCTCCCCTAAAAACACATACCGCCGGAATTCCGTCCAGACGTATTCAGGTGACTGCCCCCACATGGGACTCAGGATAAAAATTCCACCATCAAGCATGCTGATTTTTACCCGGATCTCGTAGATCTTCCCTCTCTCGTATTTCATAGTTCCTCCTTTACCTTCTTGATACGTTCCTTCAGGCTCTGCAGCACGTACTGCTGCATGTCGTCTTTTTTTCCAAGTGCCCGGATCACATCAGCGTCCCGGGTGCCGGTACAAATTAAGTGATGCACCATCACCGGATGCTCCTGCCCCTGCCGATACAGCCGGGCATTTGCCTGTACATACTGTTCATAGTTCCAAGTTAAGCCGAACCAGATCACATGATGGCCTCCCTGCTGCAGATTTAACCCGTAGGCCGCAGAAGCAGGATGGGCGAATAACACATCCAGCCGCCCGCAATTCCAATTTTCTTCATCAGCCGGAGAACTAAGCACGGACCACTTAAAATCCTTTTTCTGCTCGATCTGGTACGTCAGGCGGGCAAGATCGCTACGGAATTGATAGAACACCAGCGCAGACTGCCCGGACCTTTTTAAGGACTCCACAATCTCCATGAAAGCATCAATCTTACAGTTGTGGACTTCATGCCACTTGCCTTCCGCATCGTAGACTGCCCCGTTTGACAGCTGCAGCAGTTTGTTTGACAGCGCCGCTGCGCTTGTCGCTGTAATGTCCTCCCCGTTTGACAGCTCCAGAACCATCTGCCGCTCCAGGGCTTTGTAGTTCTTCCTGGCGGTCGGCGTCAACTCCACGGGGATATCGTCATAGATAATTTCCGGAAGCTCCAAGTAATCCTCCGCCTTCATGCTGACGCAGATATCCGCGATTTTATCCATGATGGCCTTTTCTGCCCCAGGCTTTGCCGTGTAACTGTAGGGGATGTGGTTGACGACTAAAGCCGGATCAAAGTACCGGCTTCTGAATTTTGTAAACCGGTCTTCCAGCCGGGCGCCGCCGTCAAGCAAATAAATCTGGCTCCACAAGTCCTGTAAGCTGTTAGGGGATGGTGTTCCGGTCAGAAGCACGGCACGGGCCACGTGGGGCATGACAGCCGCCAGCGCCTTAAACCGCTTCGCGGAATGAGACTTGAAGGAACTGGATTCGTCAATCACCACCATGTCAAAGGGCCAGGTGTTTTTGTACCGGTTTACCAGCCACACAACGTTTTCCCTATTCGTGATATAAATATCCGCAGGCGTGTGTAATGCCGCCTCCCGCTGCTTCTGGGATCCTAGTACCAGGGATACCCGAAGCATCCGTGTGTGATCCCACTTTTCGCATTCCTTAGACCAGGTTCCTTCCGCCACTTTCTTCGGCGCGATGACAAGCACTTTCCGAACGGCAAACATGTCAAGGTGCAGGATCTTTACCGCGGTCAGGGTTGTAATTGTTTTTCCTAACCTAACCCCATATCAAGGAACAGCCCGAGTTTTGGAGTATTCAAGATTCTGTCGATACAAGTCTGCTGATAGGCATGGGGTTTAAACTTCATTTTCATCACCACCTTTCACTAAATATTTTTCCCGGAAGGCGCGTACTCCGTCCGGGCCGGTCACCACTTCCACGGCCTGACCCATCTGACGCAGCAGGCGTATCTGCGCTCGCTGGATCTTTGACAGCCTGCCGCCCTTCGCTTTCAATTCCGCAAACACCACCCGCCCACCGGGTAAACAAACCACCCGGTCCGGCACCCCCTGCGTTGCCAGGGGAAACAAATTTATATGCCTTCCCGCCGGCGCTCTTCACGGCATCCACAAGTAACCGCTCAACATCTCTTTCCCTCATACAAACCTCCAAAAAACGACATTTTCTCGCGCGCACGCGTATGTAGGCGTAAATTAGGCGGGATAGGCGGGTATATACATGCCTAAATTACCTAATTTTTATACTTCTATAGAAAATAATGTAGTTTTTGTAGTCAAAGCGCTTCTATCCCAGTGTTTTCAATGGTTTCAGTTGACTACATTTTGTCAACATTCTGTCAACATTGACTACATTCTCTCCAATTTTACTGACTACATTTTGTCAACATTTCGTCAACATTCTTTTTTGCAAAATCCAGTATTTTCAAGGGTTCCGCCATTTTTGTCAACATTCTCAATTCACAATGTAGTCAAGAATGTTGACAGCTTTTTATATCCTCTTTGCATTCCATACGGTCCGAATCTTCGCGCCGTATCCAACCGTTGCCACCCTTCTGCGTGCTCTAATATCGCATTGATTTCCCGGCTGTCCCGCTTGTCGATCCGGCCCGGTGGATTCCCCAGGCATTCCACCCAGATCTCCATTGCACAGACCTTATCCAGTGGCCGTTTATGTTCCACACGGGTATTCCCATTTAAGTACATCCGCCGCGCCTGGATATCCATGTGGTCCCAGTTTTCCGGGACTTCTGTTTTCAGGAAATCATAGATTAAGCCTTCCAGTCCGCTGACCTCCCGGTGGTCTTCCTGTGCTTCCGCAGCAAGTGCTGCAAGTTCTCCATCCATATAAAGCTTCTCCCCAATCTGCCAATGTGCTTTAGCCTCTGCCCATATCTGATCGACTTCCCCAGGCAGGTCCTTCCAAACGTCCTTTTTCGGTAAGTGCAGGCCCACATCCACCGGCCAGAACCGGCGGTTACCCGTCATGTCCTTTAAAAACTCGGAGTCGTTGGATGTGCCGAAAAACACGCATTGCCTGGGATGCTCTTCTGTCCGCCGGCCGTAGGCCGCCCGGTAGATATCGGACCGCTTGGATAAGAACTGTTTGACTGCGTTGGTATCCTTCTTACTCATTGCGGTGAGTTCCCCGATTTCATTGATCCACGTCCCCTGCAGCATCTCCGCTGCGTCCTTGCCTTCGAAGGTGGCCAGAGAATCTGAAAACCAGTCTTTCCCGAGAATGGCAAGCAGTGTTGATTTGCCTATGCCCTGCGGCCCGGTAAGGATTGGCATGTAATCGTATTTCGTCCCTGCGAACATTGCCCGGGCTACAGCAGCGCATAGGCTCTTCCTGGCGACTGCCCGGGTGTAGGCTGTATCCGCCGCCCCCAGGTAGTCAGAAAACAGCGTATCCAGCCGTTTCACACCGTCCCAGGTAAGTCCCTCTAAGTAGTCCCGGACTTCATTGATGACGTTCTGCCGGCCGATAATTGACAGGGCAGCGGACTGCTTATCCCGTGAGGCGATGCCGTAATAGGTCTCCATGTACCACAAGCAGCCGTCGTCATCCGCGTCGGACCACCGGCGGCGTTCGTCTCTGGGATCCCACGGCATACTGCCGGTGACAAGCCCACAACCGGCGAATTCATCCGTGACAATCTTGTCCTTTAATCGGACGTCATTTTTTAAGATCAGCACCAGATTATTGACCGTCTTTTGCGCGTTGCCTTTACTGTCAAACGCAAGGTCCTGCATCCAGTCGTAGTTATCTGCTGCCGGTGGCGTCGGGTCATCGGAAAACACGTTTTTCGCATCTTCCATCCGCTCCTGCGCCAGCCTGTGCGTAACTGCCGCGTCCGCCAGGGCCAGCTTGGTCATGGCCTCAAAAGACGGCAGCCGGTTGATTGGTGTGGCTGGATCCGCTTCCGTGTCCCGGTCACTAAACTTGTGCAGCCGTACCAGGTCGAAGGAATTGACCAGACGGCCGGAACAGGGATCCGTGGCATGGTGGGAATACAAAAACAACCCGTCCTGGTAGATAATCGCGCCGCCTGTGGTGGATCCGCCCGCGTAGGTGTACCGCGCCGGGTCATCCGTGGGGATGTACTCCCCTGGCAGGAATTTATCCATAGCCTCCGGCACGGTGTACTCCCGACAGAAGGCGCCGATGATCCCGGTCTTTGCCGTTGGGTCCTCCTGCTTTGCCAGCTTATGCCGTTCGGCGGCCTCTTCCCCCGGTACCCGTGGCCAACTTTTCATGTCCTTCCAGTCAGCATACTGCTGCAGCAGGCCGTCCAATGCCAGCATAGGGCCGTCGAGGACTTCATAGATGTATTCCGCGTCTTTCGATACCGACGGGAAATACATCAGCCGGGACGCCTCGAATGTCGTCGGGTCACAGCGGGCGCTCCCGATACACTCCGCCGC